CTTGGCTGGATTGGTCAACTTGCTAAACTTGGCAATCAAGCGCAAGAGCGTCCAAGAGCTGGTCGCCGCTTCATGGGTGGCGCACAAGCTAATCTTTACGATGCAGATGCAGCAGCAGAGAAGAAGTTTAGAGCCCAGCAAAAGAAGTTCCAAGATGCTCAACTTCTTGCACAGAAGAAGGCAGCAGCCGAGAAGAAGAAAGAGCTTGCTCTCAAAAAGGCTGGCAGCATCTTTGACGTAGATCAGGCAGGAATCTTGGCAGCACTTCAAGGCAAGATTACTCAGGAAGAACGCAAGCGTTTAGAGCTTCAGTTTGCTTTACTCACAGGCAACGTCGAGCAAGCAAAGGCTCTTACCTTTGAGATTGCCAAGGCACAAGGGTTAGGCAAAGACCTAGCTAGCTATCTTGCTAGCCTTCCTGATGCAAAGAATCCTTTTGAATCATGGGCTAACTATCTTGACATGCTTGAAGCACAGGCTTTAAGAATAGCAAGAACAACCCCTAATGGAACAAGTTCTCCTACAACTAACGTACCGATGGTTTCAACCAACGCAACTAACGCAAGCGGCTTTGCTTACTCAGTACCAAACCCATCCGCCGGCGGCAGCGCAGACTCACAGTTCGGCTCAGGTACTCCTTGGGCTATGGCAGTAGCAGCGTTAAACCGCCCAGTCGTTGTTCAGATTGATGGCAAGGCAGTTGCAAGCACATTACAGGACACTTCGCTTTCAGGCATTGGCTCGTCAGTAAATAGAACTGGACGCTAGTCATGGCGTTACCTGCAAACATATCGGTATCCTTCGACTTCTCATCAGGTGCAACCTTTGGTTACCCATTTACTATTGGTGATGCCAAGAATGGCGTTTTAGGAGTTAGCCAGCTTGCAGGTTCTACCGTTCCTACGCCTATTGTTGATCTGACTCCTATCGTTCGCAGCATTACTATCGACCATGGGCGCAACGTCCAGTCAGATACCTATCAAGCCGGAACAGCGGTCATTCGTGTATTTGATAATGACGGGTCATGGAATCCCCAGAACCCTTCTTCTATCTACTATCCATACCTCGTTCCTCTACGCAAGATTCGTGTCTCTGCGACCACAGCCACAGCGCAGGAGTTTCTCTTCAGCGGTTATACAACCGAGTACCGCTACTTCTACGATCAGGCTGAGAACGTAGGTTATGTAGATATCTATGCGGCCGATGCCTTTAGACTCTTCAACCTTGCGCAGATTACAACCGTGGCTGATTCGGGCAGTGGACAAAGCACTGGCACAAGAATAGGCAAGATTCTCGACCAAGTAGAATTCCCTGCAAACATGAGAACAATCTCAACAGGCAACTCTCTATGTCAGGCAGACCCAGCAACCCTTAGAACTTCCCTAGATGCGATTAAGAATGTTGAGCTATCAGAGGGCATAGGAGCTTTCTATATCGATGGCTCAGGAACGGCTATCTTCAAGAGCCGCCATGAGGTAGGAGCATCTATCTCTGGCACTCCAATTGAGTTTAACCAGACCGGCGGTATCCCATACAAGCAATTGGTCTTTGCTTTTGATGACAAGCTCATTATTAACAAGGCAAGCATGCAGCGCGTAGGCGGTGCGGCTCAGGTCTATATCAACTCTGATAGTGCCATTAAATACTTCCAGCACCAATACTCAGCCCAAGACCTAGTTGTCGATACAGATGCCAGCGCTCTTAATATCGCAGCCACTTATGTAGCAACTAGAGCTGAGACCACAATCCGCATCGATGCCATGGTTGTTGATCTCTTAGACCCAGCAGTACCTACAGATACCATGATTGGCTTGGACTATTTCACCAACGTCAGAATCTCTAATATCCAGCCTGACGGCTCTACTATTGTCAAGACCTTGCAAGTGCAGGGCTTGAAATGGGAAATCAACGCAAACGCAATGCAATGTACAGTAACAACACTAGAACCTATCGTAGATAGTTTCGTAATTTCGAGCCCAGAACGCGGTATAATTGGCGTGTCTGCAATGACTTACTAGGAGATAAATAATGGCAACAGGCTTTCCAGCAGCTACAGGAGATATCCTCACAGCTTCTATGTTCAACGGGCTAGTAGCCTTTACAGTCAATCCACAATCAGGATCTACCTACACAGTAGATAATGACGATGTGTACCAGACCCTAGTACAGGCAACTAACGCCTCAACTAAGACAATCACCATTGCACCTGACTCAACCCTCACAGCAGCAGCAGACGGCACAGCAATCACTTTCCTCAACTCAGGCGCAGGTCTCCTAACCTTCGCAGCCGGTTCAGGAGTTACTATCGTTTCAGCCGGAGCAACTTCAGCAGCTCCAACATTGCAACAGCACAAAACCTGTGTAGCAATTCGCACAGGGGCAAATGCTTGGACTATCGTGGGCGCGATTGCATAATGATTGGAGCAATTACAGCAGGGCTATTTAGCCCGACTTCAGTCATCATTGCTGATGCTTTTGAATATTTGATTGTTGCTGGCGGTGGCGGCGGTGGCGGCGCACTCGGCGGCGGTTACCTCGGCGGTGGCGGCGGTGGTGCTGGTGGTTGTTTAACTAGCACAGTTTCAGCTTCAGGAATTAGTTCATTCACAGTAACAGTTGGCGCTGGTGGCGCTGCGGGTACAGGTAACCGAGGCTCTCAAGGTAGTAACTCTGTATTTCATTCGTTCACTTCAACCGGCGGCGGCTACGGCGGTTCTCAAGACGCAACACCTATCGGCGGTAACGGCGGCTCAGGTGGTGGCGGTTCTGAATATAGTGGAACTGCTGCTGGCGGTACTGGTATATCAGGGCAAGGCTTTGCAGGTGGATCATCATCAGCGCAACCTGGCGGCGGCGGCGGTGCAACTGTAGCTGGCGGTAATGGAAACAACTCAGCTATTCCACCTCTTAAGGGAACTGGCGGAAATGGTTTAACAACTTCGATTTCAGGAACTTCTATTACTTATGCCGGCGGTGGCGGCGGTGGTGCTTATGGTGGAGTTGGTGGAGTTGGCGGTACTGGTGGCGGCGGTAACGGTGGAGATAACCTAAACAATGGTAACGCTGGAACAACAAACCGCGGCGGCGGCGGCGGTGGTTCTGGTGGTTCTGCTGGTTCAAACCTAACAGGCGGTTCAGGCGGTTCAGGAATTGTTATTCTTAAATACCCAGCAACCAAGACTCTTTCAATCGGTGGTGGATTAACCGCTTCAACAACTACTTCAGGTGGTTACAAGATTACAACATTCACAGCAGGAACAGGAACGGTGACTGTCTAATGGCTCATTATGCGTTCTTAGATGAATCAAACATTGTTACTGAAGTAATCGTTGGTATTGATGAAACAGAACTTATTGAAGGTTTAACTCCTGAAGCATGGTATGGAAACTTCAGAGGGCAAACCTGCGTTCGTACAAGCTACAACGGCAAGATTCGCTATAACTTCGCTGGAGTTGGCTATACATACGATCCGATTGATGATGCCTTTATTGCTCCTGCGCCTTGCGCACATGATGAATTATTGCTGAACGAAGCTAAGAAATGGGAGTGTACAAGTGTCGAACACACCCCACCTATGTAAAGCCGGAAAGCAACTCAGGGAACAAATCGATGATAGTTACCCAGATAGAGATCGCACCTCGGATGGATGGATTGGCAATCGGGCTCACCAAAATCGTCCTTCTGACCACAATCCTGATGCAAAGGGTATCGTCAGAGCCATTGATATTGACAGGGATTTGGCTGGAAAGAAAAAGCCTGACCTCATGCCTGACCTTGCGGATCAGATTCGACACGCAGCAAAGTCTGACAAGCGCATTGCTTACATCATATTCAACGGAAAAATTGCTTCCTCTCGCATGGGGTGGCGCTGGCGTAAGTATTCTGGAATCAATCCGCATGACCATCATTGCCATATCTCTTTCACTAAACAAGGCGATTCAGATGATTCGTTCTTTAATATCCCGATGATAGGCGGCACAGTATGAATATGAAGCACCCAGCAATAGTTTCTCTTGGAGCGTTCCTAGCAGTCTGGGGTACAACCTCAAACTTTGCTTTGGACTATCGCTCAATCCTTGGCTCAATCGTGGCAGGCGTATTCGGTTACGCATCTCCTAAGAAATGACCGCGCAGGACTTTGCGGCAATTGCAGTCGCTATCATCACAGTTCTTGGCGGCGGTGCAGCTTATGTCCAGTTCATGATTAAGCACTACCTATCAGAACTCAAGCCTAATTCCGGCTCTAGCATTAAGGATCAGGTTTCTCGACTAGAAGCGCGTGTCGATACCATCATTACTCTATTAGGAAAGTGATACTAATCTCATGGCAAGGAAGCGACCAGTCATAGATTTAGATACTTACTCAGCTTTAGATGCTTACGCAATAGCGTTGAACGAGTATTACAAGTCTTTACGCAGAGCAGGGTTCACAGAGACTCATGCATTTTGGCTGCTATCAGATCGCGAAACTTTTCCTGATTGGATTATTCCTAACCTTCCCAATCGCATAGATAATATCCCCTACGAGGATGACGACGAGGACTAGATGAAACGTACGGTAGTAATTCCTGATTTACAGATTCCCTACCATGACGCACATGCGGTTTCTAACATAGTTAGATTCCTCAAAACCTTTAAGCATGACTCAGTTGTTATTCTTGGCGATGAGCTAGACCTTCCCCAAGTTAGTCGTTGGGAAGAGAACAAGATGGGCTGGTTTGCTCAGACCCTAGACGATGACCGCAACGAGGCTATTGAGGTTCTTTGGTCATTGACGCAGTACGCCAAGGAAGCCCATGTGACGCGTAGTAATCACACGGATCGTTTGTACAACGTCATCATGCGTAAGATACCTGCCTTCCTAGCCTTGCCTGAATTGAAGTATGACAAATTTATGAAGTTTGATGAGATTGGCATTGAGTACCATCGCAAGCCATACTCCATCGCTAAGGGTTGGATAGCCATTCACGGTGACGAAGGTGCGCTCAACCCTAACGCCGGACTCACCAGCTTGGGCTTAAGTCGCAAGATGGGCTTAAATGTCATTTGTGGGCATACGCATAGAGCTGGTCAGAGTGCCTTTTCTGAGGCTTCAGGGGGCGTTTTAAGACGCGTACACCGTGGAGTTGATGCCGGACACCTAATGGACATTAGAAGGGCTCATTACGTCTCTGCGCCTAATTGGCAGCAAGCCTTCCAGATCATGACCGAAGATGAGCGCGGAGTCCAGATTGACATGATTAACATAGAAAAGGACGGTACGTTCATTGTCCACGGCAAGCGGTACGGTCGAGTTCGCTAGTCCTTACTTTGAGGACGAAGATCCGTCTCAAATCGTTATCATTTCGTTATCTAAAAAAGGCGGTTGCCGCTTTAGGTTGATGTAGATTAAGCCCTAACAACAACAGAAAGGGCTCACAATGACTGTATTACAGCTCATTTTATTAACATCACATCTAGGTCTTGCCTACATCATGTACAACTGGGGCAAGGCTGAAGGGATCGTGGAAGGTCGCAAGGCAGTTCGCAAGTACTACGAGTCACTCCAGCAGGTTGGTCGATGAACGCCCGTGATTACCTCAACGAAGCGCGAGCTACTATCCAAGACCGAGGACTTGATTACGGTCACCCATCGGACAATATGCAGCGCACAGCCTCACTCTGGAGCGCATACCTCGAAATGCCAGTTACAGATTATCAAGTGGCGATGTGTCTGGCACTGGTCAAAATCGCAAGGTCAATGGAGACTGCTAAGCCAGACAATTACATCGATGGCGCAGCGTACTTCGCAATAGCCGGTCAGCTACACACAGAGGAGAATGATTTATATGTTTAATTTACAGGATTACGAGACGGTTGCCGATCGTGTATCGCGCTTTCAGAAATTGCACTTAGGTGGCAGGATTGTTACTAAGGTCATCAGCCTAGATAACTCAAAGGGTGAAGTCCTAGCAATGGCAGAGGTTTACCGTGAGCATGAGGACACACAGCCAGCAGGAGTTGATTACGCCTTCGGAGTTGCATCAACTTATCCTCAATCAATGCGTAAGTTCTACGTCGAGGACACAGTAACGAGCGCAGTAGGTAGAGCTTTAAGCCTTGTACTGGACACAGACAAGAAGCCAACCCGTGAGGATATGCAGAAGGTTCAGGCTCATCAAGAAGTAAAGGCTAACATTGAACAAGTAAAGGCTAAGATGGCAGATACATCTAAGGAGTATGTGCCAGTAGAGAAAGCGAGTGATCCGTGGGAGATTTCAAGTGCTGCACCGGTGACAACCATGGAGCAAGCTGTCGAGACGGTCAAGGCTGTCCTTGGTGGCACCCCAGTGGACGAGAGTTGTATCCATGGTGCGCGTGTTTGGAAGACCGGAACCTCTAAGAACGGCTCGAAACCGTGGGGCATGTGGAAGTGCATGGCTCAGATACTAGGAGATGCAGAGCGCTGTGATCCTATTTGGTACGAGATTGACAAAGAGACCGGACAATGGAAACCACAGGTAAAGCGCTGATGGGATACATACAGTTCCTAAACCAAGATGGTGAATGGGAAGAATTCCCTAATGAAGAGCAGAGAGCCAATCTCAAGGCTAATGCAGAACTATTAGAAGAGCTTGGATATCAGTTGATATGTCAGATGTGTAACAAGTTCCCAACTAGAGCACAGATTCGCAGTCGCTACTTGCTTCATGAGTGGGTATGCGAAGACTGTCACACAATTAACTCTGCTGGGAAGGCGTGACCTAATCCATGTCCAACCAGAGTCGGAAGCATAGGGGCTACGCCACAGAGAGAAGCGTTGCGCTCTTCCTGTCGCAATGGTGGGGTGGAGCAACTGTGCAGCGAGGTAACGGTAAGGATGTTGTAAACGTACCCTTTGACTGCGAAGTAAAGAGTCGCAGCACCTTCGCTCCGAAAGAATGGCTGAAACAAGCTGCCAAAAGAGCCGCAGTTCATAATGAACTTCCGTTCGTGGTGTGCCGTATGAACGGGCAATCTGATAAGCAGGAGACCGTACCTGAGTATCTAGCCTTCATGCGGTTTGGTGACTTGGTTCAGCTATTACTTAAAGCCGGTTACGGCGATATTCAGCAAGATTCTGTACAATTAGAACCTGAGAGATGCGCACAATGCGGATCGTGGAAGTTGAAGGAAGTGCCATGTCGTACTTGCCAAGGGTTGCCTAATGCCAACCTATGAGTTTCAATGCCGTAATGATGACTGTGAAAGCACAGCCATCCTAGATCATGAACTGGCTATACATGAGCCACATGATATTAACTGCCCATTCTGCGATGAGCCTATGAACAAGGTCTATTCATCAGCACCTACAGCCATATTCAAAGGTACTGGATTCTATTCAACAGATAATAGATAGATGTGACCTAATTCACATAATATCAATGTCCGAATTGAGGTAGTTTATGACTATTAAATACTTGACAGGTACGGTACTCTCATGGCTAGAGCCCATCAAGGGCTCAGAGCGAGCCGCTTCGCGGATAGCTCGCTCGGTAGCAATCGCTATTGGGATAGCTCTATCTATAGTACCGAGTCCTATATCTAAAGGCTCAATAGATCCAATCAAAAGCCTTAAAGAAATAGCTGATTACCAATTAACTGATAAGCAATATAAATGCCATAATCAGATTACCTTTAGAGAATCATCTAATAACAGATATGCTGTTAATGGTAGTCATCATGGCTACTATCAAGGACGTAGTAAGTACCTTGAGGGTAAGCCTGATGATGTGCAGTTCTATTGGTATTGGCGTTATGTATCTTATCGTTATGGTATTACAGAGTATGATGAGCCTAACTATTGTGAGGCATTACATCATCTAAAGACTAAAGGTTGGCAATGAGTAGAGATCCTAGAGACTCACGACAGTGGCGAGCATTGCGTAAGCAGATACTAGCTAGAGATGGGTATGTCTGCTGTTACTGTGGGCAGGATGCCGATACAGTTGACCATGTGCTGCCAATCAAGAACCATCCTGACTTAGCTATGAGTCCTGACAACCTACGCAGTGCATGTCGTAGATGTAACAGTGCTAAGGGCTCACGCTCAGAAGGCAGTTTTTTAGGTGGGTCGTTCA